CACGAAAGAGATACTCGAAGGTGACATCCATACAGCTAACATGCAAGCAGCAGGATTGACTGACAGGGATCAAGCCAAGACGTTTATCTATGCGTTTCTGTATGGTGCTGGTCCCGCCAAGATCGGACAGATTGTAGGGGGCGGTGAGCCAGAAGGCAGACGATTGATCGATAGCTTCTTAAAGAACACGCCAGCCTTGCAGAAGCTGAAGGACAAGGTTAGCCGGTTAGCTGAGAAGGAATGGTTACCTGGACTGGATGGTCGTAGGTTGATTGTTAGGTCACAACACGCTGCTTTGAACACATTACTGCAGGGTGCAGGTGCAATAGTTATGAAGCAAGCATTAATTATATTGAACAGAAAGTTAATTAATGGTAATATGGATGCTCGGTTTGTTGCCAATGTGCATGATGAATGGCAGATTGAAACGACCGAACAAGATGCAGACACGGTTGGACACTTAGCGGTACAATCCATCCGTCAAGCAGGGATCCGTCTAAACTTACGTTGCCCTTTGGACGGGGAATTCAAAGTAGGACTAAACTGGGCAGCGACACATTAACTAAAGGAATTAAAATGAAACCAGTAAAAGTAAAAGGTCAAGTCTTTTGGTCACGCCACAACGAGCCATATGATGATGGACGGTATGGTGTGGACATTGGTCAACTATCCGAACAGGCAGTAGCAAAGTTACAGGATGAAGCGATGCTCGATGTCAAGCATAAAGACAAGCAGCAGTTTCATGTAACGTGTAAGAGTAACTATCCGATTAAGATGGTTGACTCTGAAGGTAACGAGATTACAGGTAAGATTGGTAACGGCTCTGATTGTGTCGCTATCATTGATCCTTATACCTACAATTACAAAGGTAAGAAGGGCGTGTCAGCAGGGATTAGGGGAACAGTAGTTGTAACGAACCTGATTCACTACGATGCACCTTCAGCTAGTGACCCAGAACTGGACGCACTAGAAGCAGTATAATGGGTAGACCGTCTCTCAATAATGCAACTGCACTGATAGACGGTGATATCCTAGTGTACCGAATTGGTTTTGCTAGTGACGATGACGATGAGAAGTTTGCTATTAGTCGGATGGGTAACTATGTTACTAATCTTTTACGCTTCGATTATGTAGATGACTTCTCTGGTTACGTCACCGGCAGGACCAACTTCCGGTACAAGATAGCTAACGAGAAAGAGTACAAGGGGAATCGTAGTGGCGCGAGAAAGCCTAACCATTACGAAGCTCTGCGTCAGTACCTCATTGAACGATGGGGATTCGAGTTAAGCGAAGGTGAAGAAGCGGATGATGCAATTGGTATTGCTGCCTACACTATGAAGGCAGGATCCTTTTGCATCATGTCGTTAGATAAAGACCTTGATATGTTGCGGGGATGGCACTACAACTTTGTCAAGGACAATCTTTATTACATTACTGAGAAGGAAGCCATCAAACATTTTTATCTTCAGATACTGACCGGTGATCGAGTGGACAACATTCCTGGACTGCAGGGTATTGGTCCCGTGAAAGCCGAGAAGATACTGAAGGACTGTAAAAACGAGAGACAATTATTCGCTGCGGTTTTAGAAGCGTATGAGGATAACCTTGAGTTACTAACTGAAAGAGCGCAATTACTATGGATACGGAGAAAAGCTGGAGAGATCTGGATACCGAAGATTTCCCAGAGATAGCATATATTGAATGGTTGGATGCTGTATCAGAATCTGGATGGGAAACCATCGAGAAAGCTGAAGCACATCCTGTATTGAGTATAGGTTTCGTAGTAGCGGAAGATGATAACGCTATATGTATTGCTGCTGCTATATCCTACGATCAGTCTAACTCAAGAATGCAGATACCTAAAGGCATGATTACTAAAGTGAAGCGGGTTAGATTGAATAAGTTCTTAGACATAAGGAGAAAACAATCAAAACCCAAAGTGCAAAAGCCAAAGGAAGAAAACTCCAGCAATGGTTCAGAGACAGAATTCTGGACAGGTTCGACTTTTCCAGGTCCGATGTAAGATCAACCAGTATGGGAGCAGGAGGGGAAGACATACTGTTTTCTCAAGAAGCTGGAGATACATTAGGCATATCAGTAGAGTGTAAGTCAAGAAGTTCTCTCGCTGTATATGCCTTTTATTCCCAAGCTGCCGACAACTGTCCAGAAGATAGAGAGCCTGTTGTTATTGTTAAACAGAACCACTCTAAACCACTGGCTGTTATCGATGCAGAATACTTTATAAGATTGCTAAAGGAGAAACATGAGACACTTAGTCATTCCTGATACCCAATGCAAACCTGGAAATCCTACTGAGCATTTAGAGTGGGTCGGGAAATACGCAGCAGAAAAGAAACCTGATGTTATTGTCCATCTCGGAGACCATTGGGATATGCCGAGCCTTAGTGTTTACGATGTCGGTAAGAAAGCATTCGAGGGACGGACGTACCAGTCTGATATCACTGCCGGAAACCTAGCGATGAGCAGATTGATGAAACCAATTGTCAATGAAATCAATAGGTTAAAGAGAAACAGAAAGAAAACATGGAACCCTAAGTTAGTTTTCTTAATAGGTAACCATGAACAACGGATTGAAAGAGCTATCGAGTCTGACAGGAAACTAGAAGGTTTGATAGGTTATGATGACTTCAATCTCAAACAGTATGGCTGGGAAGTGCAAGACTTTTTGGATGTAAAAATAATAAATAACATTGCATATAGTCACTACTTTACATCCGGTGTTATGGGTAGACCAGTTAGTAATCCTAGTTTATTATTACAGAAGAAGCACATGAGTTGTATTATGGGACACGTTCAAGACCGAGCTATATCATTTAGTAAACGGGCAGACGGTTCCAGCATTACAGGAATCTTTGCTGGTATCTGTTACCAACATGACGAGGACTACTTAACTCCGCAGACTAACGGTAGCTGGTCAGGTATCTGGGTACTTAACGAAGTTAACAACGGCAGCTTTGATGAGATGCCAATTAGTTTAAATTATTTGAGGAGAAAATATGGACGTAAATGATACACTGTCAACAAGAGAAGGACAGTATGGGCAGTACAAAGTAGTTAGTCAGATTAGTCAAGACATAAAGAAGATTATGCGACAGTCACCTAACTACTACATCATGCCTGACTATGCTCGTGAGAGTCTTGACATGATTGCTAACAAGATGGCTAGGATACTTAACGGTAACTACTATCTTAACGATTCATGGCACGACATAGGTGGATATGCAGCGTTAGTTGTCATGACTAACGAGGACTTGGGGACTGAACGTGACCACACTGACGCTTGTTGAATTAAAAGAAAAGCTCATGCAGTTCGATGAGTTAGATCTAATAGAACTATTAGACCTGACATCAGAAGATATACTTGATCGATTTGAAGATGTTGTTGAAGATAAATATGAAATGTTACGAAAGGAAATTTAGTGGATTTTTACCAAGAATATATTGCTAAGAGTAGGTACTGTAGATTCATACAGGATGAAGGACGTAGAGAGAACTGGTATGAAACAGTAGATAGATACATGGACTTTATGAAGAATAATCTGGAGTCTAAACATAACTACATATTGCCTGTTGAGACGGACTCAGAGCTTCGTGAAGCGATTAAAAATTTAGAAGTAGTGCCGTCTATGCGCTCTGTTATGTCAGCCGGTAAAGCCCTTGATAGGGACAATACGGCAGGGTACAACTGCAGCTATTTACCTGTCGATGATCCTAAAGCATTCGATGAAGCAATGTACATTCTGTTGTGTGGTACTGGTGTAGGCTTTAGTGTTGAACATAAGTACGTTGACAAGCTGCCTGAGATACCAGAGAAACTATTTAAATCAGACACGACTATCGTTGTTGCTGACAGTAAAGAAGGTTGGGCTAAGGCGTTACGTCAAGTCATAGCACTACTGTATTCCGGTGAGATACCTAAGTGGGACTTACGAAAGGTTAGACCAGCAGGAGCTAGACTCAAGACCTTCGGTGGTAGAGCTAGTGGA